GTGAGGGGTAGCCTAAAGCGCTATCAAGCGCCAAGGTGTCTCTGTATGACTTGTGCTACTTCAGACCATAGTAACGGGGTTACCTTCTGGCCCCGAGCTCCCTGCGAAGTTGTAGAACACAACTTAGAGGTGTAATGCCTCGGTTATACGTCGGCTTAATTAGCCGGCTAGTACCCTAGACTACTTCGAGTGCAGCATAAGATCCCAGGTTTAGTACGATTCCTGGCAGCGGCTCGATTACAGCCATAGGTACTAGTGGGTCGGTAGTGTACTCTCACCGTCCCTGCCGAAAGGCAGAAAGTGGGTCTGGGACTAATAGGCCCAGACAAGGCGGGTTGGAGGTTTGGTAACCTCCCCCGCTCTTCCACAACTATGCTAACAAGGCCCGTCATGTCATTCACCAAAGACCGTAGCAAGTATGTCAATCTTCGCACTTACACTTACGCCGACTATTCTGGGACTCGTGCCAGCGCTGGTTTTGTCCGAAAACTGGACATTGCCAGAACTGGTGAAACGAACCCAAAGTGGCGTCAGCAGGTGCGGGACCAACAGAACGCTACGACTGTTATGGTGGGGACACATACATCTTATGAGACGGAGAAAGGTCATGCTACTTCGGAGTACTATATCAATCCGAGTACTGACCCTGTTCACGGTGGTTGGCACAGAGACACGGCGGACGGCGATCTAGGTTTGCACCTATTCGGCGTTTACCCGTTCTGGTCACCCATCGGGAATGGTAGCGTAGCCTATAAAAGGGCGCTTCTCGACTACCTGAAGAACGTGCGAGCCCAGATGGTCCAGATGTCCGGACCGACTTTCCTGGGTGAGCTTAAGGAGACGATAGGCATGATCAGACGTCCCATGCAAGCTTTGCGAAACTCCTGTGGCGCGTACCTGGACTCCTTGAAAAAGGCGAAGAGGAACAACCCACATACGTGGAAGCGAGGCATCGCTGGGACTTGGCTAGAACATTCGTTTGGTTGGACTCCTTTGCTTCATGATGTTAAGGATGCCTACGAGGCGTATTTTCACCTCACAGACGCTGTCGACAGGACGCAAGTCCCCGTCAGTGGCTTTGGTGGTGATGCTTTCGCATACCCAAACGGTACTTTTAGCGTGCCAGGTCCTGTTGCCATTGGTTCCGGAGGAATTCGGATCCAGTATTCTGGCGAACAACGCTGCGTTGAAAAATACGTAGTGAAGTTCAAGGGCATGGTTACTAAGAGCATAGCGGCGACCAAACTGGAACGTGGAATAGAGGCCTACGGTTTTACACCGTCAGAATTCTTGCCCACCGCCTGGGAATTACTACCTTGGTCGTTTCTGATCGATTACTTTACCGACATCGGTGAGGTAATATCCGCAAATGTCACGGACACTACGCGAATTGCGTGGACCAACGTATCGCAGGTTAATCTGCAATTAATCCAGCAGACCTGCGGGTACCTAAATCCACCACCAACGTATAAAACCGAGCACAAGAGCGGCTGGGGGGATACCCTTACCTCCAAAACTGTAAAGCGGACGGTAACGAGAACACCAAATGTTACTGTGAATGCTCCGCGTGATATAACTCTCAGTATTCCAGGGAGTCCGTATCAGTGGGCAAACATGTTAGCATTGTTCTCGCAATCGAATGCGATACACCCTCAATCACTCCCATACCCGAAGTATCTGCGCCTTTCGCGCATCTAGGGTAAACTACGAAGGACTACTATGACCATCTCGGTCTCTAGCCCCATAACTGGGGCTGCACAGACGGGCTTTACTTCACCGACCTACACCCTTACTACGGACACTGCACCCAGTATCAACGGGAAACAGTGGGCAGTTACTGCTTTGGGTGGTACTCAGGCTGGCGTCACCGTCCACTCGGTAGCGGCCCCGTTTACGGTCAGTTGCTTTCGTCCGGCTGTTTTCAAGCAGCTGGGCAAGGCAAATCCCGTGACGGGTCTTATCGCGAGCGTTCCAGTGAACCAATACAAGGTCATTGGGCGTAAGGGCGTACTGCCCTTGGCCGGACAACCGTATCAAGTCGCGCGGTGTACCGTAATTTTGGACATCCCGGCTGGTGCGGATCTGGCAAGCCCTGCGGAAATTCGCGCCTTGTTGTCGGCTACTTTCGGCGCCGTTGCTCAGCAATCATCGGGCATTGGCGATACGTCGGTAACCGGTATCATCTGAGTTGTGGTACCTCCTGTGGAAAAGCGGGTTGAGTGGGAAATTCTTCCATTCAATTTCGTTGATTTGTGGGAAGTCCTTGTGTCATCTCAGATCGATGGTAACCAAGTTCCGGTCGCGCCGGCAGTGAATCAATACTGCTATTGCGACTTATGCTTACTGAGACTTCAGGCAATAACACCCTGACACGCTCATAAGCTACTTGGTCATTCTCTCACTGTAACAACGAAAGGACAGAGTCATGCAGCATATCAATGCTGATTTATTGTCTTTACACCTCCAGTCTGATTTGTATGACGCGGGTTGGGATGGTCAGGATTCGTACCCTGGCCAAACCCTTCGACAAGCACGTATGTCGGCCATCAACCGTTCTATCACCAAAAAGTATCACGGTGATAAGACGGACGGCAACCGAGATGCTGCTGCCCTTGCCCTCTTTAAAGAGTGCAACCAACGCTGTAAGAGCTATACTGGCGTTGTTCCGCGCGACATGCTTGAAACCCTTGTTGTAGGTGAAATGAAATCTATCATCTACGACTTCTTCAACCCCGCATTCTGGGATGGAGAGAAGGAATACAGGCAGCCCCACCTCCTGAACCTGAGTGATATAGCAAGCCACTTTGGTCTAGGTTCGGGGACTAACATCGGCTCGAAAGAGACGGACATGTATTCGAAATACGTCCTAAGCACGATGGCTCATACAAACCACTCGCTGCCCAAGCTTTTCAGGCAGGCTATCTCTGTAGACCGGTTGTGGCGCGACGTTGAAGATTTTCGCGCCAGTAACCAGGGGTACGAGTACGTGGTCGGTTCTCGTCTTTCTTTTGTCCCGAAGTCACGGGAAATAAGCCGCACTATATGCACCGAGCCCATCCTGAATATGTTATTTCAGAAGGGAATTGCGGGCGTGATGACGCGGCGGCTAAAGGAGGTCTTTAGTATCGACCTTTCGAAGCAGCCAGATCGTAATGCTCAAATGGCTCGTCTGGGTTCACTAACTGGTAGGTTTGGTACTATCGACCTGTCTTCTGCTAGTGACTCTATTTCTCTCGCCTTGGTGCGAGATCTGCTTCCAAGTGAACCCTTACAATGGTTCATGAGGTGTAGGTCGGACATAACCGTTTTACCAAACGGTTTGCGTGAGGAGTTGCATATGATATCGTCTATGGGGAACGGGTATACATTCCCACTCCAGACCATGATATTCGCTGCGCTAGTTACGGCCGTGTACAAGGTATTGGACATCAAAGTTCAGTACTTTGGGCGTACCAGCAATAAGACTGGTAACTTCAGCGTATTCGGGGACGACATCATTTGTGAATCACAGGCTTATAATGTGGTTTGCAGGTGTCTTGAACTCCTTGGGTTCGTTGTTAACCGTAACAAGTCCTTTAATACAGGACTATTCCGAGAGAGTTGCGGCCATGACTATCTAAATGGCCGTAACATACGCGGTGTCTACGTGCAATCGCTCGTAGATGACGCGGACTACTACTCAGCAATCAACCGTCTCAATCGCTGGAGTGCGCAGAATGGAATTATGCTTCAACACACTGTTAGTTGGCTTCGTCGGAAGTGCCGTTTTATTGGCGTTCCATATGATGAAGCAGACGATGCAGGTATCAAGATTCCATTGTCTTTACTGCGCAAAGTTAGCCGAGATTGCACTGGAGCCATTAAGTATCATGCTCTGGTTAAGCTACCTCGGTTGGTGCATATACCAGCTGTTGAGTTCAACGAGCAGCCTGACCCAGTAGTTCTTCAGAAGCTTGGGGATACACTCCCGCGCTTCAGATATCATGAAGATGGGTTATTACTCTGCTTAGTTGCTGGTAGTCTTCGGGGAGGTGCCTTCGCTCTACGAGAAACTTCTCGAGCGAGAACCTCGCTAAGAAAACGCGTTTGTCCCGGTTGGGATGAGCGCGTATTCGCTTGCGGTGAAAACCGCGAGTTCCGTGAAGCTTGGCTTTTCTTCACGGAGGCTAACCTAGTTAGTTAGCCTTTTTGAAGGTTGGATTTCCAACCTAAACCC